TTGGTAGACAACGCCAAGTACTTTTTGACCATTGGGCAGATAAACTTAAGACAGATTGGTTACTTTGGGTTGACTCAGATATTGTGTTAAACCTAGACTCAATGAAATTACTTTGGCAGACAGCCGACAAGATTAACAAGCCAGTAGTAAGTGGTGTTTACTTTATTTCTAAAGAAAATGAAGGCACATTGATGCGCCCATTTCCTGTTTTGTTTGACAACGTAAGTGAATTTCAAATTAAATATCATCATCCACTACCAGAAAATCAAGTACTTAAAGTTGACTGTGCTGGTTTTGGTTTTGTATTAATGCACAAATCTATTGTGCCAAAGATGCGTGAGGCTAACCCTGGTAAGGGTATGTTTATGGAAACTGGTGATGGTCAGGATGACCATTTTATTGGTGAGGATATTATATTTTTCCGCCGTATGGCTAAAGCAGGAATACCATTACACGCCCATACTGGTGCCATAGTTAAACATATGAAGCGATTTAGTCTTGACTATGACTACTACGCATTGTATTGGGCTAATGAACATTTAAAAGAAAAATTAAAGGAACAACAACAACAAGGAGAATAAGTGGCTGGTCGTGATATTACCGAAGGTCGTGCTACCCGAGCCATTGCGGTTGATGTAGGTGTAGTTGGTAATCAAGCAGTTTGGCAAAATACAGACATTGCTTATGATACTGCGCTTGGTGGTATGCCGTTTATATATGCTATTTCTGATGCACGTCCTTATGTCCGCCAGACTGCACCGTATAGAAAAGAACAGTTTGATAATCAGACTGAACCTGGTGAACAGTCTTTAACTGGGTGGTGGATAAGAAGCCAGTCCTCATTTCAAGATGGGACTGGCATTACTTTTTATGACCCTGCTTTAATTCCAGGTGAAGGTACATTTAGATTTGCAGACAGCAAAGGTGTAAATGTATGGACAGAAGGTGAAGTAACCCTTCTTAATAATACTGCTACTTCTCACTATACAACTGGTGTTGTTCGTGCTAATGGTAAACCAAGTCAGATTGCTCGCAGCATTCAATGGGCTGGTACTAATGGCGTACTACTAGTAGATGGTTATGATGTTGACAAAATTGCAATAGATGGAACTGATACTCATTTTATTGATTATGCTGCTGGTACAGACAAACCAGTTTATGCCATATGCGATGATGGCGTTAATGCTTATTGGGTAACTGCAATTTTAGATTCAGGTGTAGACAAGACTGCTGTATATAAAAAACCTTTAACTGGCAGTTCAGCAAGTACTGCTGATGTAACTCTTATGTTTAGTAGTAGCACTATTGTTGCTAATGAAGCAACTATGGAGTATGTAAAAGACCGTATTATTATGGCGGTTAATAATAAAATTTTTGAATTTGCTACAACTGCTTCTTCTTTACCAACTGCAGTTTATACCCACGCTAGCACAGGTGTAGTATTTACTAGCGTTGCTGCATCTGGTACTGCTATATATGTATCTGCTTTTGAAGGTATCCAGTCATACATTTACAAGTTTACTTTAAGCACAAGCACTGGTTCTATGCCTTCATTGACCAGCGCTATTACTGCTGCTCAAATGCCTACTGGTGAAAAAATATTTAAGATTGAATATTACTTAGGTTATATGTTAATTGGTACTAATAAAGGTATCCGAGTAGCAACTGTAAGTGATGATGGTTCTATTATCTATGGACCTTTAATGGTTGAGACTAGCCAACCTGTATATGATTTTGCATTTAGAGATAGATTTGTTTGGGCTACTACAGGTGTTGCAGGCGAAGGCGGAGTTGTCCGTATTGATTTAGGAAATGATTTAGGTGGCTTACGTTTTGCTTATGCTAATGATTTATGGCTAGACAATGGAGTCACTGGTTATGTTACAACTTCCTGCGCTTTTGCTGGAGAAACAGACAGACTTGTATTTGTTACTACTGCACTTAATCGTGGCACAATTACTAATAAAGAACTTACTTCTAACGTAGCCACACTTACTACAGCCTCAGCACACGGACTAACAGTTAGTGATAGTATCTGGGTAGAAGGTGTAGATAATACATTTAATGGTCAATACACAGTTACCGCAGCCACAACTACAACATTTAGTTACACAAAGGCAGCAACTAACGTAGCCTCAACAGCAGTTACAGCAGCCACAGCCTTAGTTAATGAAATAGGTTCTATTAACATAGAATCATCTGGCACTAAAATAACTGATGGTTATATACAAACAGGTTTTATTAGATATAACACATTAGAACCTAAAAATTTTAAACGACTTATTGGTAGAGGTGACTTTACTTATGGGTCTATGACTTTAGAAACTGTAGATGCAAACAATACTGAATATGATGTAGTTACTTATGATGCTACTGTTGGACCTGTTGAGGTAACAACTACTCAACCAGCAGGTGCACAAGAGTATCTTGCATATAAATTTATTCTTTACAGAGATGCTACAACTAGTAGCCTTGGTCCTGTATTTAAAGGTTATCAAGTAAAGGCTACTATTGCTACACCGCGTCAGCGAGTAATTAAGTTTCCTGTCTTTTGTTATGATGTTGAGACAGATAAGTACAATGTAATGGTTGGTTATGATGGTCGTGCTAAAGACCGTATTGCTGAACTAGAAACCATTGAACAAAATGGTGACATTGTAACTTGGCAGGATTTACAAACTGGCGAATCACGTCAGGTTGTAATTGAACAAGTAACATTTAGCCGACTCACTCCACCAGACAGAGGATTCTCTGGCTATGGTGGAATACTAGATATAATTATAAGGACTGTATAAAATGACACCTGCTGACTGGGCTGCTTTAGCCGTATCAATAACAACACTACTAGGCGCAATTGCTATGGGAGTAAGACATTTAGTTAAACATTATTTGTCTGAACTCCGTCCCAATGGTGGCTCAAGTGTTAAGGACCAAGTCAACAGGCTGGAAGAAAAAGTAGAATTTTTAACAGAGTTTGTGATAGAAGCATTCAAGAAATGAGGGACAATGACTGTTGCCAAGAAAGCCACACCTGCTGCAATTGCTGTGCTCCGTCAAGCGACGGCATTAAGACCGAAGCGGAAGAAAGCAAGCGATGGTCTACTACCATCTGCTGCCCACCTAAAGAGTAGTCCTACTTCTGACCATAACACTGGGTATGCAGTTGATTTAACTCACGACCCAAAGAATGATATTGATTGTTTTGATATATATGAAAGATTAAAGTCGGACTCACGGGTTAAGTATTTAATATTTACTGGTAAGATTTGGTCAGCCAAGAATGGCGAATCTAAATATACTGGAATCAATCAACATAATAAACATTTGCATATTTCTATCAAAGATAACTGTGGTAATGATACATCACCTTGGTTTCCTTGGATGGGAAAAGCAAAGACACTCAAGAAAATGGTAGCGTCAATTAAGCCTCTACCAAAGAAGGAGAAATAATGAAAGACCTAATCGCTAAACTAAAAAGCAAAAAGACTAAGGCAGCATTTAAGTCTTATCTTCGTGCAGTTCTAGCATCAGCAATCACTATGGGATTGGCATTGGCTGCAGACCTTGCACCTGAATATGCGATTCTCATTGGCTCTATAGCAGGACCTCTGGCTAAATGGGCTGATAAGACCGAAAAAGAATATGGTCTAGGCGCTAAATAGATGCCCTTAATTAGCCTTTAAATGCCCTTTATAGGCACAAATACCCCCCAACCTAGTAGAGATACTGGCGAGGGGGGTCTTTTTTGTTGCCTTGTTTCTTACTTAATACTTACTTTCAAGTAAATAAAAAAGGATAGACAGTAATTGCCTATCCCTTTTTATTATCTATTAGTTTCCTTGCCTAATAGATATCTGTTAGTTTTCCCCTTACTAACAGACTACTCATTAATTGCAAGATTATGCCAGTACTCTGGATAATCGTGTGCATTATAGAATACCACTAAATCTCTTTCCTTGGTATCCCATCTGGTATGAAAGACTGGTTCCATTCCTGCTAGTAATCTGGCTGGTATAACACTGATGCCATCTGTATATCTGAATACTATTCTATGATATGAGTGTTCATTATCTGTATATGGTGGGGCTATCATCATCTGTTGTAATTTATTAAATGGAAATATTGCTGGCTTACTACTATCTATCTTGAGCCATTTAACTTCTAGGTCGCCTATGTAATTCTCTCTACCGTTGCCCCATTGTAGACATATATGAAAGTCTGAGAAATAAAATCTAGGTGTTGGATATAATTTCCAACCTTTAAAATAATCCTCAAGCGCAAGTGCTGCAATCTTCTCACGTTTACCGTCAGCATTTACCTGACGTATTGGTTCTAGTGTCATTATCCGCCCGTCTTGTAGAAGCCTGTGCCTTTAAAGATTACTGCTGGTGGTGCAAATCTTTTATTCATTTCAACCTTGCAGGTTTCACAAGATATTATGTGGTCAGTATACACTGAAAAAGTTTGTTCTATTACTACATTACAAATAGGACAAGAAAATTCATAGGTCGGCATCAAAATCCTTTGGGGTAGGTAGTGTAACCATACTGCCACAACTAGCACACTCAGCATCCAGAAAATAGAAAGCAACTTCTCCATCTACAAATCCACCCAGCATTACAAATACCTCACAGCCACATACACAGATATCACCAATAGGTGTATCTCTTAAATCCATTGCATTGCTATAGTCAATACGACTAAACAACTCTCGTATATCTTTACTCTCACTCATTGTTTTCATCTGCCTGTTGTACATCTTCATCAGAGTATGCTCTCCATCCACCTAGGTTTCTTATCAAAGAGTTGATAGCCCGTTGGACTTTCATTCTTGCACCATCAACTGATGTACTTAAATCCTTTGCTACGTTACTCCATTCATTAGAGTCTGTGCTGAATTTAATTCTAAGTACATTCTGTTTAGCCTCTGTTAGTTTGTAAAAAGCATTGGCTATATCTGACCTTAAAACTAACCAGTTGTTACCATCTGTAACTGATTCTGATTTACTTACTTTAAAGTTTAAGTCTTTAATTTTTGTAGGTATCTCGTAGGATTCTGAAATAATACTAGGTAGAAATACCTCAATCACAGAGGCATCATAGTAATAAAGGTCTATTAATTCATAGCCAACTGTCTTGGCTTTTTCTTTTTCGCAATATTTTATTGCTGCATTTCTAAGAGATTTTGCTATTAACTTGTCTCTATCTTTCTGTTCTAATGCTGACCACTCTTTATATTTTGCAGGGTGAGTAACAAACCATAGCCATAACATTTGTTGAATATCTAGTGCTTCAACCATAGGATATTTTCTATGGTATTCATTAGATAAAGATGCTACTAAAGCATCGTACTCGGCTATGTAATCGCTCATCAAGTTGTTTCTTTAATCTCCGATACTGGTACACGCCAGCCATCTATCTGAGCATCAACATACTCAGGCTTCATATAATCATTAGCATTAAAACTCCCGTATATGTGTACAGATGAATAGTATTCTTCATCTAATACCTTTACACCTACAATTTTTTTATTAATATCTTTGCGCCAAAATGGTATAGAGTCACGGGTTCTTACAGTTCTAATCTCAACATTTCCAACATCAGGTATATTTTTTCTATCCTTGTGCAATTCATTAGGATACCAAGGCACAGACCATTGAAGATTATATTTTTTTGCTACTGCCCATTCGGCTATATTGGCTCTGATGTTTGCATTTATTTCTGGCTCTAGTCTGCCAGTCTGTTTGCCGTATGCGTAGTTAGGTCTATCTATTGAGCCGAACTTAGT